CCGTAACGATATGACCAACTTTGGTATATTGATGGAAATTAAAGGTATTGAAGATCCATTTAAATGGTCAAGAGAAGCAGTACAAAAGCTTCAAATAGACGGAACTGGTACTTATTATTCACCAAATAAAACTCGCAAACCTGGACTTACATCAGAAAATAATACAGTATCCGCTATACAAGTAGATACAATGGATGTTTTATTTGATGCATTAGGTGAAGAATATGCTCAATATATTGAAGATTTTATCACTAATATGCAAATGGTGTTTCCTGAAATGGGTGACGATTGGGGTATCTATATGCCTGAAGTAAAATATCTATCACCAGAACCACTAGTAAATTATACTAATCTAGCATTAACTGAATATCCAAATGTACATTTTGTTGGAGATGCATTAAGTGCTCGTGGTATTACTGTATCTGGAGCACAAGGAATATATGTGGCTGAATATTTATTATCATGATTAAGCTAACTAATTTACTTATTGAAATTGAGCAAGAACGTCATGAACAATATCTTGAAGAAGGTTGGAAAGAAAATATAATGGCGGCTGCTATTGCAGCTGCCTCCTTATTTGGGGGTGGTGTTAAAGGCAAAGCCAGAATAGGTACAGGACCCGGGCAGGGTATTGAACAAACCACAACAAATCAGGGAGCTCCATTAAATATTAATTTTGGAACTACTTTTTCAAGTGGGCGCTATTTAATAAAAGGCAATACTCAAAATATATTAATAGATAAACTAGAAGAAATAGGAGAATACATAGCCAAAAACCCAGCAGCCGATTATAAAATTGAAATTATATCTAGTGAATCACAAGTACCAAACTACGATGCTGAAAAACCAGGACGTGTTAGATTAAATATGGGAGAGTTGGCTGAGAAGAGAGCAACCGTTCTAAATGCTGCTGTTAAAGAATTTACAAATGTTTTAAAACAAAAAGGTATATTACAGGGTAATGTTGATATTAAAATTTCACCTATATTAGTAGGTAAAGAAAAATTTACATCCGGTGTAGATAATAAAGACGACAACAAATATACTAAGGATCAATTTGTTAAACTTGTTATAACAGCTATACCTAAATCTACTAATGGTTACTCTAAATACAGTAATAGAGGTGAAATAATATTTATGAATAATAAAGCACATGCCGTTGCTTTTTACCCTTCATCTACTACTATAAGCAAATCCAAAGAAGGTGGTTTAAATACAGCATATCAGGATATTTTATTAAAAACAATTGATCGTGTTGGATTAGAAGGAGCCGGAAAGAGTATTAACCCCAATATAAACACTCCGGGTCAGTATGTAACGACATATAAAATTCCTTGGAGTGAATGGAATAAAACAGCTGGTGTTACAAATACTGTTACACAATATATGATGGATGATTGGGAACAATATAAAGTAACAGATTAATTCTTAATGTATCCCTTAGCTTTTAAGCTATCAACAGCAATTAAAGCTGCTTGACGAATAATAGAATCAGTATTAACTTTATGTATTTTTACTGGTTTCTTTTTTGGGCGTTTTATCTGCTGTGAATAACCATTTACATTAATTACATATACTAAAATCAAAATTATATATTTCATATATTGTGTTTTATACCATAATGATAATATATAAATTTTGCCTTTCTTTAATATTAGTCAAAATTTCTTTTTTAAATTATCAGAGTATTACTGTAAGTGAAGCGCATGGGATTTATGTAACTGAATATTTATTGTCAAATATTAACAATGACTAAACAACAACTACGTGAAGCTATTCGTAGTATTATAAGACAAGAATTGACAGAAAATCAACCTGCGACAGCTCCATCAAAACCAGAAACAGAACCTACAGTAGCTCCCGGTAAACCTTCAACCGATAAACCAAAACCACGTCGTCCATTAGGTAATCCTGAGGTTAAACCAAAGCCAAAAGCTACTACGACCGAAGCTGAAACGTTAGCAAAAATTATTAAGCGTTTTAAATCAGTAAAAAATACTAACGAAGGAATAGATAACATATCAATGGGAGAAAAACCATTTTCTAATTTTTCATCAGCAGATCAACTTCTTAAATCTATTTCTGGTAGATTGATTACTGCTTCTCAAATGCAAGATTGGAATTTAGTTGATGAAGTAGCAATTGATGTTTTTAATTTTATAAAAAATAGATAATGGCTAATCTGTTAGAAGTAGAATACGAGAAAATATTTTCACCTAAAACAATAGCAGCCTTAAAAGGCAAATCAGGTGAATCTTTACGCCAAATGCTCGGTAATAAAAGTTTGATGCAAACAATGCGTCTTACCCAAGGATTATTAGGTGAAATTACAGATGCTGAAGAAGGATACCGTGATGAACTTGAAATGGTAGCTGCTCAAATGGTAACAGATGCTTACCCTATTATTGATTATGCAAACATTAGAATTGATGCTAAGATAGTAGGAATGGGAGATATGAATATTCAAATGGATCAAAATTCTGAAGACCCAGCTTCACCTGATTTTGGTGAAGATGATCCTGAAAAAATGAAAGCCAAACGCCGCATCATAAATGGCATTACACAAGGTGCTTCTATTAGAGGCGCCTTTGGCTTTATGCTTTTTAAAGAATACTTAAACCAAATCAACCCAGCATTAGTAGAAAAATATAATGAAATTCTCAAATTAGCATTTGGAATCTATGATGATGAAAATGCTATTGCTATGATGTTATCTATGCTTGCTCAAGGACAAAAAATGCAAGGTGGTGAAAGTGAAATGGAATATGATGAAGAAAATGAGCAATTTGTTATTAAAGCAAGAGCTATTTGTTTCCCAATGCTCGTACATGAAATTGTAAAAGGATTATATGAAATAGTTGGCACAGAAGGATTTGGAGCTGATAAAGAAAAAAATCAAGCTATTGTAGGAGCAGTAGATAAATTATCTAATGAACCACGTGATTTACAATATGGTAAATTCATTTACGATGCTATTTCTAAATTATATAATGAAAGTGATGTAGATGACGCTCGTGTACGTGAATTATTTTTTGCTGAGGTATACAAATTAGAAGATGATGAATTTTTTCCATTTATAGAAAACGCTGTAAATGATGAATTAACTCCTTCTCAAAAACAATGGGCTGTAGGTACAATGAAAGATATAGAAAAAGATCTTAAAAAAGATGACACTGGATTGGAAGATTTAGATTAGTCAAAGTTTCTTTTATATATTTACAATAAAAACACATGAAAGAATCTCTCGAAACAAAAAAATTAGTTACAGCAGACGGTACAATTGCCCACTATGTTAATATAAATGGGATAAGCAAAATGCATAATTGGGATGGAGCCGCTTTTATCCCCCAAGGCAATAAACGTCAAGCTGAATATTATCTTTTTGGTATTAAACACACTAAAGAACAGTGGGAAGAAAAGAAAAAAGATGTAAATGGAGTACCATTTTACAAAACATCTGTTGGTAAATCAGCAGGCGCAAGAGTATAAAATTTAGAGGATCGTCAAGATCCTCTTTTTAACTTTATGTTATGATAAAATTCACTCGCATCTATGAAGATGAAGATACCATTGAAACATGGACTTTTAATTTAGATAAATTTGATAAGGGTCCTATTAGTGTTGAAATTAAATACAAAGCAGGAGCTGAAAAACGAATTAAACAACGTGCTAAAGATACCACACAACAAAAGAAAACAGCACGTCAAATGAAAAAAATAAACAATAGAAAAAAATGAGAATTGGATTAACAGGTACAATGAGTGTAGGTAAATCTACATTAGCTAAAGCATTAGGTGAAATAGATCTATTTAAAGACCACTCAGTTCAAACTGAACGTAGTAAATATCTAAGAGATATGGGTATTTCTTTAAATACAGATTCCACATTAAAAGGTCAATTAATATTTGCCGCTGAACGTAGTATAGAATTAATGCAACCTAATATTATTACTGATAGAACAGTATATGATGTGTGTGCTTTTACATTAAGTGCTAAATCAATCGGATGGTATGAAAAGCGCTATTTCACAGAAGTATTAATGTCCTTACGTACAGAATATGATGCTATTATTTATGTTTCTCCTGAAGGAATACCAATAGAAGATAATGGTGTTCGTGAAACAAATGCAGAATATCGTGAACAAATAGATATTATTATTCGTGAAATGTTAAACGAATTTAAACCTACAAAATTAATTACTGTATCGGGTTCGACAGAAGAACGCATAAACACTATTATTTCACAATTATCTTAATATTTATGGATATCACACTACAAGAATTAAAAACAATGAAAGCCAAACAATTACGCAGAATTATTCGCGAAGCAATAGATGAAATATTAAGGGAAGCTGATATTTCTCCTGCTGAAAAAGCAGCTAAAGATGCAGAAATAAAAGCACTACAAGCTAAAAAGAAAGCTATCGATACTAAACTTGGAGATATATCTTCTGGTAGAGAAGAAGTTGCTGAAGGTGAAATTGATGAAATGGCTCGTATTGCTAAAGGCTTTAGATTAGCTGATCCTAATTTTGATGCTACCCCATATGCTAACAAACGTGTTAGTGGAGCATCAATGACTGATATCATTAATTTCTTCCGTGAAAATCCGGGTGCTGAAAAATCACAACTACAATCTCAGTTCGGATTTGTTCGCCCACAAGTAGCAAATGCTGTTGTAAATGGTTTATTAGATGCTGGTGTACTAGTTAAAATAGGTGCTGAAGGTGAAGTAGAAGCTACACCGGAACCAGGTGAAGAAAGTCCAGAAACAATAGATGGTCCTGAAGCATTATTTATAGGTAGTGGTGATTTATCTCAATATTTTGACGCTAAACCAAATGCGGGTGGTGAAGAAGATTTCAATGCTGAAGAAGAACCTACAGCAGGTGAAATGGGTGGCAAACCAGTATCTGCTTCAGGTATGTCTGATGAAGATTATGAAGCATTTATGAAGTATAGTGATCTAAAACAACGTTTAGATGCTACTAAATCTAATATTACTAAAATAAAACGTAGTAAAGGTAGTGTAGCTGGTGATATTAGAGATACTTCTTCTTCCGACATTGGACGTTTACAAATATTGAAAAAATCACTTGAAGATAAGATCGATGCTTTAGTATCTAGTTCTGATTATTTGAAAAAGAAAACAGGACAAGAAGTAGCTCTTCCTGAAATTAAAGGTGTTGAAGACGAAGAACCAATAGCTGAAGCGATGGATGAATATGTACTTAGAAAATTACAATATTATGCAGGAATTCGTAAGTAAGTACGGTAAAATAGCATTATATACTATTGGTGGATTGATAATAATGTACTTAATGATTTATGTATTTACTCCTAAATCTGAAATTCCACTTGAATATAAACATGCTCTTGATTCATTAAATAGAGTTAATGCTGAATTGATTGCTAAGCAAAAGCAAATTGATAGTGCTATAGCGTCTTACCAAAAACAAATATCAGATTTAGACTACACTATTAGTAATATTCAAACTAAAAAAACAGAGATAAATAACTACTACCAAATATTAGGTGACAAGGTAGGTAAATACACACCTACACAAGTTGACTCGTTTTTTAAAGCAAGATATAATTATTAAAAATAGACTATGAAATTACCAAAAGCATACCAGTGGTTAGCCCAAGAACCCGCCCCCAGACATTTACTGAAAGCTGTTGAACTTTTTGGTGTTACAGAAACTGTAGGAACTATTAACAACCCTGTCATAATGGGATGGGCTAAAGAGCTTGGATTAGAAAAAGTATACACTGCAGATAGCATTCCTTGGTGTGGATTATATGCTGCTATTATTATCCACAGAGCAGGAAGACCTGTTGTAGATCAACCTTTATGGGCTCTCAATTGGAATAAGTTTGGTGTGCAGGTGACTACTCCGATGCTCGGAGACATCCTTACATTTTCTAGAAACGGTGGAGGGCACGTTGGCTTATACGTTGGAGAAGATGCTACAGCATATCATGTACTTGGTGGTAATCAAGGAGATAAGGTAAGTGTAGTAAGAATAGCTAAATCACGCTTATCTCAAGCTAGACGCCCTCAATACAACTCTCAACCAACAAATGTTAGAAAAATAATACTAGCATCTAGTGGTGCATTATCAACAAATGAAGCTTAAAATAGATATATGAAACAATTATTATTAGTTTTATTGTTATGTCCTTTATTTGCATTATCACAACATATTCCTGTATATGATATGAATGGTAATGTTACATATTATAGACAAGATACCATTAAAATACCAATTCATGCTGCTAAATCTATTGTTAAAGAACTAGTTAGCTATGATAGCTTAAAAGCTATTCATAAACTAACAGTGGATGAATTAATCTTAACAAAAGAAAAAGTAGCTGTACAATCAAGTATAATCAAAGCTCACGAAGATAAAGGTATTATGTATGAGCAGAGAATATTTAGCGAGCAGGAAAAATTTAGAATTCAAAGTAGATGGACTAAGGCTGTAGTAAAAGAGAACAAGAGATTAAAGGTTAAATTACGTTTTATACAAATAACCGGAACATTGGTAGGTGGATTTTTAACATATCTATATATAACAAAATAACAGTCCTGCTACCCTGGGGCTCCTATCTAGACCATAGGTGCAAGCTCAACTCACAAGGTTGGGTTTTTTATATATTTATATATAACCAATAGTATAAATTATGGCCAATGAACAAGCCAACATTAAAGAAATAATAAAACAAGAATATATAAAATGTGCAACTAATCCTGTTCATTTTTTCCGCAAATACTGCTACATTACCCACCCTAAAAAAGGACGGGTATTATTCCATCTGTATCCTTTCCAGGAACAAGTATTAAATGATTTTAGAAGTAATCGTTTTTCAATTATAAATAAGTCTCGTCAGCTAGGTATCTCTACTTTAGTTGCTGGTTTCTCTTTATGGACAATGTTATTTAATAAAGATAAAACAATACTTTGTCTAGCAACAAAACAAGAAACCGCTAAAGGTATGGTTGAAAAAGTACAGTTTATGTACAATAATTTACCTTCATGGCTTCGTGGTAATCAAAAACCAATATCGGACAATAAACTTTCACTTAAACTAGCTAATAACTCTCAAATTATAGCTACATCAGCAGCTTCAGATGCAGGTCGATCTTACGCCGTATCTTTACTACTAATAGATGAGGCCGCCTTCATTGAAGGTATTGATAAAATATACACAAGTATCAAACCAACAATTGCTACTGGTGGAGGTATTATAGCATTATCTTCTCCAAATGGGATTGGAAATTGGTTTCACAAAATGTATACTGAAGCTCAAATTGGTAAAAATGATTTCTTCCCAATAGAGCTAAAATGGAATCTTCATCCCGAAAGAGATGCTCAATGGGAAATAACAGAACGAGCAAATATGTCACCACGTGAGTTTGCTCAAGAATATGATTGTGACTTTTTAGGATCAGGTAATTCAGTAATTGAAAATGATATATTAACTTTCTATGAGCAAACATTTATACAAGATCCTATTGAACGTCGTTTTATGGGTGGCGACTTTTGGATTTGGCAGTACCCTAATTACAGCAAGTCTTATATTATATCTGCTGACGTGGCTCGCGGTGATGGCAGTGACTTTTCAGCATTTCATGTCATTGATGTTGAAGCGTGTGAGCAGGTTGCTGAATATAAATCGCAGATAGGTACAAGAGAATACGGCAATATGCTAGTGTCTGTAGCATCAGAATATAACAATGCCTTAATAGTACCTGAAAATGCTAACGTAGGGTGGGATGTTATTAACACTATTATAGAAAAAGGATATCAAAACTTACACTATTCTCCTCGCGCTTATGGAGAAATGCAGATGGATAAGTGGATGGCTAAAATGGAATCCGATCAAACGGTTCCTGGCTTTACTATGTCAGTTAAAACAAGACCACTTGTTATCTCCAAAATGGAAGCGTATATTAGAGAAAGACATTTCGTTTTTCATTCTAAGCGTTTGCTTGAAGAACTACGTGTATTTGTGTGGCAAAATGGAAAAGCACAAGCACAAAACGGTTATAATGATGATTTAGTTATGTCACTGGGTATTGGATTATTCACTAGAGATACTGGTATTAAATTCCATCAACAAGGATTAGATTTAGCTAGAGCCGCTCTTGGTGGAATATCAAGTACTAAAGGAGGACCAGGCAACATGCCTACTTTACCAAACGGAATGCCTAATCCATATCGTATAGAAACATCATATGGAAGTGAAGACATCACTTGGTTATTTTAAATTATAAATATTTATTGACATAATAAAAACACAAATGGCTGAACAAAACTCAGGCTTATTTAGTAGATTAAGACGATTATTCTCAACAGATGTCATTATCAGAAATGTTGGAGGTAA